GCACATCATGTAGAAAAGACACAAGGTAAAGATTTTAAGGAAGTTTGTATTCAATATGGTGGTACAAACTGTGATATCCATGAGTAAATTATTCGTAATTGGTAATGGTGAAAGTCGAAAGAACTTTGATTTATGGGGTATCAAATATCATGGTAAAGTTTATGGTTGTAATGGTCTTCATAGAGATTTTACACCACATGCACTAATAAGTGTTGACCCTGGTATTATGCACGAAGTATATGATAAACGTTATGCAATAGAGAATACTTGTTATTTTCGTGGTTGGACTTCAATACCTGAAATGATGTATGATGATATGGTGAATACACATGTCTTAGATATGAAAGGTAAGTTTGGTGAAGAACCAAAAATATTTGAAAGTTTAAAACCAGAGGGTTCACATGAGTTCGTTATACATGGCACAGCGGCATTGATGCACGATGAACTTTTAAAAGAAAATAGAGAATACAAAGGTCTTGGTTCAAACGTTTTATTTATTTCTTGGTTATATCCAAATGATAAAGTAAAATCTATCGATGAACATATGAAAGAATCTTATGACGTTGGTTATTCTGCTGGACCGACTGCGTTGAATATTGGTTGTCATGTAGAAAAACCAAAACAAGTTTTTCTAATTGGGTGTGACATATTTTCAAATACAGGTAAGTATAATAATGTGTACAAAGACACTTTACATTATGAAGGTCATACCATGGGTGCTGTTCCAACAGATAATTGGTTAGAACAGTATAAGTCAAACTTTATGATTTTCTCTGATATAGAGTTTTACAAAGTCAATGAAAAACCATTAGGTAGTGATAATATCAATAGTGAGATAGATGAATGGTTCGATTGTATGAATGTTTCTTATATCACACAAGATGAACTTATCAACAAGTATTTAACAAAATAGAGATTTTGCTATTATAAATAACAAGATTAATCATTACAATGTCAAATATTTTATTACCACACTCGTGGTTGAAATGAAACCTAGGAAAACTAAAAGGAAAATTTAATGAAAAAATTACTATTAATCATGTCTGCTATCTTTCTATCAGGAACAGCATATGCAGGCGTTTCAGGTTCTGTCGGAGTAGATTTCTCTGAGAACACAGCAGGCGATGTAATCGCAACTAAAGACATCGACTTAGATATTTCAAGTGATGTTGGATTTGCTTCTATCGCTGTAATCACAAACGCAAGTGATGAACTTGTCTTAGATGAATATGCTCTTGGAGTAAAAGGACCTAGAGGTTCTATCAGTTATGGTGATCAAGGTGATATCTTCATCGGTGGTGGTTTGGAAGTAGTAGGTGCTGATACACTTGCTAATCCAAGTGACGCTGGTGAAAGCATTTTGATAAACGCCAAGAACACATCTGTTAGATTTAAGTTTACAGATACAGGAACTGATGTCACAGATTTTGATACCATTCAAGTCAAACATTCTTTAGCACTTGGTAGTGTTGCTGTTGCTGGTTCAGTTGATCATACAATTGAAACAGACGACAACATTTTCGCTGTTGAAGGTGTCGCAAGTTTAGGTTCAGAAGCAAAACTAACTGCTGTGGCAACACATAACGAAAATTTAGCAGACCCAACGGCTGCTGAAGCAATCATCTCTACAAACGGATATTCATTATTCGTTAATGGTGATGAATCAGACTGGACACAAAATGCCGGTGCTGGATATAAATCAACATACAAATCAGTAGATTGGTATATCGAAGCAGGATACAATATGGATTCTGAAGAAGTCACACCAGCTGCTGGAGTAAGTGTTAATTTCTAATATTTTTAAAAAAGTGGGGCTTAGCCCCACTTTACACTTGACAAAGTTGACTATATATGATATAATACAATCTTATATTATGAATACGTGGATAACAAAAACATACAATAAACATACGGAGAATACAATAAATGTCATTTGAAGCATTAAAAAGAAGTCGAGGTAATTTCGACAAACTAACAAAAGAGTTAGAATCCCTTAATAAAACAACCACAACACAATCATCAGGCAAAGACGAACGATTCTGGCGACCAGAACTTGATAAATCAGGTAATGGTTTTGCGATTATTCGTTTCTTACCTGCTGTCGAAGGTGAAGAATTACCTTGGGCAAGATTATGGTCACATGCCTTTCAAGGTCCAGGTGGTTGGTATATTGAGAACTCTCTTACTACAATGAACAAGAAAGATCCTGTATCTGAAGACAATAGTCGTCTATGGAATACTGGTTTAGATTCTGATAAAGAGATTGCTCGTAAGAGAAAAAGAAAACTAACTTATTATACTAATGTTCTTGTGGTTTCTGATCCTAAGAATCCAGAGAACGAAGGTCAAGTAAAATTATTCAAGTTCGGTAAAAAGATATTTGATAAGATTACTGAAGCAATGCAACCACAATTTGAAGATGAGAAACCTTTAAACCCATTTGATTTCTGGGAAGGTGCAGACTTCAAATTAAAAATCAGAAAAGTAGATGGCTACTGGAACTATGATAAGTCAGAGTTCGCACAAGTAAGTCCTGTTGCTGATAATGATGACGAAATACAGAGCATTTGGAAAAGACAATTTGCTCTTACAGAGTTTTCAGATCCTTCAACTTTCAAATCATATGATGATCTCAAAGCGAGATTTGAGAAAGTTGTTTACGGAACTGGAAATACTACCACTGCTGATAAAATTGATACTCCCACCATTGATGATGAAGTATCGGCACCAGTAGTAGAAAAGAAAAGCGAACCGAAACCGTCTGTCGCACCTGTCGAATCAATTGATGATGCTGGTGATGACGACACTATGGATTATTTTTCAAAATTAGTAGAAGAAGACTAATCCAAAATCTCTCCTGTTTCGCTTAGGGTTTGTGTCCTAATTCACACGTGGCGCCCATGGTTAGGCGCCATTTAGGTTTGTTAGTTAATCGGTTATAATACTGCCCTGTCACGGCAGAGTGATGGGTTCGATTCCCATACAGACCGCCATATAAATAGAATTATGGATTTATTTTTTACTATACTAGTTGACTTTGGTTTACCTGTTGCGGCTGCTGTCACAATGGGTGTATTCATTTACATCATTCTCAAATATATTCTAGCAGGTGTTGTTGGTCAAGTTGGTGCAATTACAGGTATCATTTCACAATTAGATAATCGAATCAAAACAATGAACCACGATATGATAAAATTAGATTTACTTATTTCACATGCTCTAAATTTAAAACCAGACATGGACAGATTAAGTAGATCAGATGGCAAAGAGGATGCCAGAAAAGACTAATGGACATTGTAGAGATATTAAATCAATATGGTTTTGCTACTCTGGCTGCGATTGCCATGGGTTATTTTATATTTTTTATCTATACCTATGTGACCACACAAATCATTGAAAAATTAGATAACACAATGAAAGTGTTGATTGCTCTTATCGATAGAGTTCGTATGCTGGATAACGATATTATTCGATTGAGATCCAAACTCAATACAGTCTTAGAAATCAAAGAAAACGAGAAGAAGAAGACCACAGACATATAAATAGTAGCATG